AAGGAGCTTATCGTAGAGAGGCAGAAGCTAGAGCAGCTTGTTGGCGACATCGAGGAGTCCGGATCCTTTGAAAAGGAGAAGGACTTCAAGGGAGGCTTCGCTGAGAGGATGGCAAGATAATGGCTGGACTTAAGGTAATAGACAAGCAGGAGGCGATAAACATCTGTCCGAACAACTCGGACGGACCTATCATTGAGATAGAGTCCCTAAGTATTCAGTTACCAAAGCCGGAGAGTTTTCTCTTTAGCGGCCTACCAAAGGAGCAGCAGATGTGGAAGCGACAGGAGATACCTAGGGAGCTTGCACAGATAAACAGTATGGACGACTGGTACGAGTCCCCACGTGAGTTCCAGCAGAAGTGGAGCCCCTACATCGAGCAGGAGTTCAAGAGACGTAAGGAGGGACTGTGGTTTATGAACAACGGAGAGGAGACATACATCACTGGTCACCACTATATGTTCCTTCAGTGGAGCTCCATAGACATCGGATACCCTACGTACCTAGACTTCCAGCGCAAGCTGTTTGTCCACCTCTCGGCCTGCGAGGCAGACCCTCGGTGTCTTGGGCAGATATACACCAAGTGCAGACGTTCTGGATATACCAATATGAGTGCAGCGGTACTTGTTGACGAGGGAAGTCAGGTGAAGGAGAAGCTGTTGGGCATTATGAGCAAGACAGGAACAGACGCTCAGGAGGCGGTTTTCGGCTCTAAGATCATTCCCATATTCAAGGGCTACCCATTCTTCTTTTCTCCTATTATTGACGGAACTACAAACCCGCGTATGGAGCTCGCCTTCCGCGAGCCCTCGAAGAGGATTACCAAGAAGAACAAGACGACCTCACGAGGTGAGGCTCTGGACACTATAATCAACTGGAAAAATACCACCAACAACGCATACGACGGAAGCAAGACCCATATGTTGTTTCTTGATGAGGCCGGTAAGTGGCTGAATCCTAACGACATAAGAGAGGTGTGGAGAATCCATAGGACCTGTCTTTTGGTTGGACGTAGGGTAATTGGGAAGGCGATGGTGGGCTCCACGGTAAACCCGCTTGATAAGGGCGGAAGGGAGTTTAGGAATTTGTACTACGACTCCGACCCCAACGACCGAAACGAGAACGGAAGGACCAAGAGCGGGCTTTATAAGATATTCATCCCGGCATACGATGCGATGGAGGGATTCTTCAGCCAGTACGGACTTCCTATTGTTGAAGACCCAGAGTCTCCAATGCTTACCGAGGACGGAACCCTTACCGAGATAGGTGCTAGGACGTTCTTAAAGAACGAGAGAAAGGGTCAGCAGAACAACAGCTACGAGCTCAACGAGATTATCCGTCAGTTCCCCTTCACCGAGGACGAGGCGTTCCGCGACTCGACCAAGAGTTCTCTGTTCAACATCCAGAAGATATACGAGCAGATACAACATAACGAGGAGCTTTACCCAAACCCAGTGGTCATCGGCAACTTTCAATGGAAAGACGGGAAGATGGACAGCGAGGTGATCTTCGCCCCCGACCCTAATGGGCGGTGGCGTGTGGCTTGGCTAGCACCTGCTGATATTCGAAATAAACGAAAGATTGAGAACAATAAAGCTGTTGCCCCCAATGGTGCATTCGGAGTTATGGGTGTTGACTCCTACGACCTTGACACTACCCTTGACTACAGGTCTTCAAAGGGTGCCTGCCACGTGTACAACAAGTTCTCGATGGAGCATCCTTCTAATATGTTTGTCGCGGAGTACGCTTCACGGCCTCCGCTTGCCAAGATATTCTACGAGGACATTCTTATGGCTGCCGTCTTCTATGGGTACCCTGTACTGATAGAGAACAACAAGTACGGCATCGCTAGATATTTTGAGTCAAGAGGGTACGACGAGTACCTTATGAACCGCCCTGCCCACCTTGCCTCTACTTCTTCAAAGATGAACGTAAAGACAAAGGGAATACCTTCCAACAGCCAAGATGTGATACAAGCTCACGCTCAGGCTATTGAGTCCTACATCCACGACCACGTAGGCCTCCACAACGAGACCGGCAAGTTCGGACGTATGTACCTAAACAGGACACTTGAGGACTGGATAAACTTTAAGATAGACGACAGGACAAAGTTTGACTTAACAATCAGCTCAGGGCTGGCGCTGCTTGCCGCCCAGAAGCAGGTCAAAGAAGTCAAAAAGACAAACTTCAATGAGAGGATATTCTTTAGAAAGGGTAAGGAAATTAGGCGATAAGTTAAGTTCGTACCTTTGTCCATAAACTCCGATAAATGGATCAATACTCTGTAAAAAGTAACTCATACGACTCTACGTTCCCAGACCCTTTTGCCTCACACGATGTAAAGGTGGGCAAGAGGTACGGTCTTCAGTACGCAAAGGCTATATACGGCCAGTGGGGAAGCGCCCAGTACGAGGGTTCTCTGTACAGCAAAAGATTCCGTGAGTTTGAAGTCTCTAGGGACTACGCCAACGGAACGCAAGACACATCAATCTACAAGCAGATACTTACCTCTCTTGACCCCAACAACGGTGATGGGTCTTTGGTGAACCTAGACTGGACACCAGTTCCTATCGTTCCCAAGTTTGTAAAGATTGTAGTCAACAAGATTCTTTCTTCCAAGTTCTACCCCAACATTGAAGCTGTTGATCCTTTGTCACGCAGTGAGAAGGACTACGAGAAAAACAAGATGAAGATATTCATCGAGAATAAAGATATTCTAAAGGAGGCGAAGGACTCAGGACTTCGCACCGAGGTAGACCCAGACTCACTTCCCGATACCGCTGAGGAGACAGAGATATTCCTTGAGACCAACATCAAGACCGCAGCTGAGATTGCTGCCCAGATTGGCATCAACTTAACGCTCAGCTGGAATGATTTCGACGAGCGCATTTTTAGGCGCAATGTCGAAGACCTAGTCACCTGCGGTATTGCCGTCACCAAGCGTAGCAACGACCCCAACTACGGAATCGTTGAGGACTATGTAGACCCAGCATTCTTTATCCACAGCTTTACCTCTGACCCCAACTTTACGGATATAACCTACGCAGGCCACGTAAAGCGTATGAGCATCTCTGAACTTAAGCGCACAGCAGGCAACCAGTTCACCGAGGACGAGTACGAGAAGATGGCAAGGACGGTTATGAACCGCTTTGGCAATGACTCTAGCAGGCTGATGGGCTCTGGGTACGACCCAGGTATGGAGCGCTACTACTACGGATACGACGAGTACACCATTGAAGTACTTGACTTTGAGTTTATTAGCGTTGACAACATCATCTTTGAGAAGAAGGAGTCCCGTTTTGGAAACATTGGCTTCTACTACAAGGGCCACAAGTACAATGCCCCACAGCAGAGTGTGTATGATAGGGAGGCTGTCTATATGCAGAACCAGACGCTGTATGGTGGTAATTACATCCTAGGGACTGACTACATCTACGACTACGGGTTGAAGAAGAACATTCCTAAAAATGTTCACGACCTCACCCGAACCCGGATGAGCTACAGCATTGTGGCCACCAACATCCGCAAGTCTATCCCTAAGTCTATGGTCAGCGGCATCATCGGCTTTGCCGACCAGCTGCAGATCACCCACCTAAAGCTCCAGCAGTCTATCGCCAAGGCTAAGCCTGATGGATTGATTATCGACATCGAAGGACTTGAGAACGTACAGTTAGGGCGTGGCGGAGAGCTACAGCCTTTAGACCTTCAAGACATCTACGAGCAGACAGGTATCTTCTACTACCGCAGTAAGAACCCCGATGGTAGCTTCCAGAACCCACCGATCCGTCCCCTTGAGAACGGTATTAGGAACATCAACGAGCTCATCACCATCTACAACCACGCCCTGCGTATGATTCGTGATGCTACGGGCATCAACGAGGTTATGGACGGAACGAGTCCTAAGGGAGACCAGCTTGTTGGCGTACGCCAGCAGCAACTGGCGGCAGGCAACAATGCTCTTGGGGATATTAGCAATGCAGCGATTGTGCTGTACCGCAGGATCTGTGAGGACGTTGTGAAGTGTCTTCAGATACTTCCTCCTAAGTCTATCCTGTACAAGGCCTACGAGACGGCGATTGGCAGGGAGAATATGGCGGTGCTGTCGAGTTTCTCTAATCTGCCTATGTACAACTTCGGCGTTAGGGTCGTCGCTGATATGAACGAGATTGACCGTATGTACCTCGAGCAAAACATCCAGGCCTCTATTGCCCAGGGCGAGCTTGACATCGAGGATGCGATTGCTATCCGTCAGTTAAGGGACATCGACCAAGCCGAGAGGTTGCTTATTGTACGCCGTAAGAAGCGTATGAAGGTTCGGCAGGAGATGGCCCAGCAGAACTCTCAGTTCCAGGCTCAGGCCAACGCACAGGTCGCTCAGGTTACAAGCCAAGCTAAGATGCAGGAAGACCAGATGAAGGCCCAGCTTGATGCTCAGAAGATTCAGCTAGAGGCTGAGGCTAAGGCTCAGCTGCTACAGGTAGAGTACGGACTTAAGATGCAGTTGGCTCAGCTGCAAGGAGACTACGGAATCAAAGAGCAGCAGATAGAGTCGGGTGTACGCCAGACTGCCGATCAGGAGGCTGAGGACCGTAAGGACAACCGCATTAAGGAACAAGCAGTTGCGCAAAGCAAACTGATTGCCCAGCGCAAGGGAGACCGTGCGGAGTTAGAGAAGCAGGACCTCGAGGGTCAGGAGGATATTGTGGATATCATATTGAATCAATAACTATCTTTGTAGGGCATTAGCGTTGCTTTTTAACCTTTAACCTTTACCATTGTGAGCTATTCAAACATTACCAACCCAGTAAACTACCAACTTCAGGCATTCGGTCAGAAGGGATTTAGGGTAGTAACCTCAGCATTTACTCCTGTTAGCGGAGAATTCTACCGAGCATTTACCATAACTAGCGACGCAGTGGTCACCGCTACATCGGTAGAGGGGGATAACCTTAGCGCTGTAACGCTACTTGCCGGAACAACAGTTTACGGATTGTTCAGTGCAATCAGCGTTTCTTCTGGAACGGTAATCGCCTATATCGCATAAAGATGATTGGTCTCGGTTTAAGCATAAGCCTAACCCCTTCTGGTGCTGGATTCCTTCGCGGAGCAGCTCAGCTAATCTACAATGACTACTACAACCGAGTAACGGCAGATGGTGGTACTGTGGAGGGGGAGTCTTGTTTTGAGCGTGCTGTATTCCTACTTGGTGTTCGTAACACCGTCAACTACATCGACCTAATCTTCCAAAGATGGACTGCCGACGGCGGCACCATAGAGGCGGAAGATTGCTTTACAAATTCTTTCTTTGCGCTAAATCAGTGATGGAAGAGTGGAAGGACATACTAGGCTACGAAGGCGAATATCAAGTGAGTAACTATGGTAGCGTAAGGAGTCTTGATAGGTATATAAAGTCTAAATCTAAACTAGATAAAGAGTTTGTGTATTTTAAAAGAGGTAAGAACTTAATACCAGAACTTGGGTCGTTGGTTTATCCTTATGTCGTTTACTATTTAAAAAAAGACGGAAAGAGATACTACAACAAAGCCCACAGGCTTGTTGCTAAGGCTTTTATTCCGAACCCAGAAAATAAGAAGGTTGTCAATCACATTGATTCAAATCCAAGAAACAATCACGTAGACAACCTAGATTGGGTAACGCATAGCGAGAATACCAAACACGCTTACGATAACGGAAGGATTGATATAACAAAAGCAATAGAGGCTTCAAGGGAATCAAGAATTGGTACCGGAAAAATTGTATATCAATACACAATCAATAAAAAACCAATAGCTCAGTTTAACAGTGTTAGGTCTGCGGCTAAAATAACAAACTCTGACGAAAACTCTATATCAAAGGTTTGCAGAGGAGTAATCAATATTCACAATAATTATTTTTGGAGTTATGAGCTTTTATAGTGACGCATCTTTAGTGATGATACCTTCGGGTTATAAAGACCAGAAGGTCTACTGTGCGGTGCCAACGGACGGGCTAGGCGACCTAACCTTCAGCCGTGCCTCAAGCGCCACCCGTGTGCAAAGTGACGGCCTAATTGAAAAGGTGCGGACTAATTTAATTTTGCAGAGCCAAACCTTTGACAATGCGAGTTGGACAAAATATGAGGGTGCAACGATTACGGCAAACAGCACCACCGCACCCGATGGCACTTTGACTGCTGAAACTTTGAATGTTGCAACAAATATCTTTAGCGGCACTTATCAAGCCATAAGTTTAAGCAGCAATATATACACTATTTCAATTTTTGTAAAAAAGGGAACAAAAGATTTTATCTATTTATTTGATGCTTCGGCTACGGCACAAGGGTGGTTTAATTTAACTAATGGAACGCTTGGTTCTATTCCAGTTGGATATAATGCGTCAATTATAAGTGTTGGTGATGGATGGTTTAAAATATCTTTTGGAAATAAAAACGCAGTTACTCCAGCGTTTTTTCAATTAGGGCTATCCGATGCTGATGGAGTTTCTCTTCCAGCATCTACGGGAACGGCATTTATTTGGGGCGCACAATTAGAAACTGGCGACATCGCAACAGACTACATCGCCACCACCACCGCAGCGGTATCAGTTGGCCCCGTTAGCGGTTTACCCCGTTTGGATTATTTGGGCAGCACTTGCCCTCGCTTGTTGCTGGAGCCGCAGCGGAGTAACTTGGCCCTATACTCGGAGCAGTTTAACAACGCATCTGTTTGGGGCGGCACTGCCGTAGTAACTGCCAACAATGCAGTAAGTCCAGATGGATATACTAATGCCGACCAAATAAACCCAAGCTCGTTAGCAAGCGCCAGCTTAAACAACAACCTTGCTCCCGTAGCTATTACGGCTGGCACCGCTTATACTATTAGCTTGTTTGTCAAAAATAGCAACTTTGGTGCTTCTGACTACATTACGTTTAATACTACCGACAACGTAGCTTCTGAATTGCTTGGGCGCATTTACCCGTCAACGCAGACCATTAGCAATTTATCGGGAACTGGTAGCCCAGCTTGGAGCAGCATTAGCTCAAGCGTGGTTAACTACGGGAACGGCTGGTACCGCTATTCAATTACGGCAACGGCTGGCAGCAATTCGGGTGCGGCAGTAACCTATTTAACTATGTCAAAGAGCTGCTGGTTCTACGGCTTTATGTTTGAAGCAGGAGCCTACGCCACCTCGTACATCCCCACATTGGGGGCATCAGTTACAAGGGTTGCGGATGTAACTACTAAAACGGGCATTAGTTCTTTGATTGGTTCCACCGAAGGGGTTTTGTTTGTTGAAGCGGATATGACATTGAATTCCGCAAATGGTAGAGTTTTTATGGACGTCAATGATAACGACTTAACAAACCGTGTTGCAATAAGCATTTCAAATAATGTTGTGGGCGGTTTTGTTCAAGGGGCTACTCGTGTTAGTTATACCATTCCGAGTTCTGGTCGTTACAAAATTGCTTTTGGGTATAAGTCGGGCGATTTTGTTTTGTACGTCAACGGAGTACAAAGGTCAACAAGTACGGCTTCGGTAACTTTTAGCGGTATGAATCAAATTTTTCTTGGACACACCTTTGCAGGAACTACAACGCAACCAAGCGACCCAATTGCCCAAACCCTACTATTCAAGACCCGTTTAACTAACGCCCAACTGGCAGAATTGACCACGCTATGATGACTGCTCCGAGTTTGTATAGTACGAATTCTTTTGTATATTTACAAAAAGAATCTGCTATGGAAATTTGGAAAGACATCAAAGGGTACGAGGGATTGTATCAAGTTTCAAACGAAGGTCGTGTGAAAGCGTTGAGCCGAGTTGTAAAGTCACGTTGGGGAACACCCAAGCCGTTGAAGGAAAAAGAGATTCGTGAAGTAGTTGATTCGCTCGGCTACTCACGTTTGTCTTTGTCTAAAGATGGTACGGTTAAGACCCACAAGATTCACCGCTTGGTTGCTGAAGCGTTTTTAGTTGGCGAAGGCCACATCAATCACATTGACGGAAACAAGCAAAACAACCAAGTTTCAAATCTTGAGTTCTGTACGAGTAAGCAAAACCATAATCACGCATTTGAAAGCGGCTTACGCCCAAGTAAATATTATACTCCGATTGTATGTAACGAGACTGGCGAGATGTTTGAGTCAAAGTCCGCCCTTGCTCGTTCACTTGGAGTTTCGGCAGTTATGGTTTCTTCTTACGTTCGTGGTAATATGAAACACATCAAAGGAAAAACTTACACACAATTACAATGAGATTCCAAAAATTTGAATTCACCCCAGCCCAATGGGCTACGGCTAAAGCAAAGATTGAAACAACGGGTACCGACCCCGAAGGCGAAACCTACACTTACTGGAACCCCGAATTAGTTACTGCCGTTGTAGAACTCGGTCACCTATGCACCCAATGGGGAACGGATGCCGAAGGCAACCAAGTGTGTGAGGTAACGTCACCAAAGTACGCAGTTGACATCCTATGGGCTGCGGAGCCTATCGTTGAGGACTTTGCTGCTTATGTGGTATGGCCTGCACCTTGTGGAGTTCACATCTTCGCTGGATGGGAAGCAGCATATGGGTCAGAGTACTGCGTTGCTAACCCAACAGCCCCCTACTGTCTGCCTCCAGTACCACCGACCGAAGAGTAACATTCGTATCTTTATATACGTTATAGGGGCCTATTGTGCCCCTTTGACGTTTTGTACCTTTGCAATCGTATGGCAGCAAATCAAGTAGACTTTAAGATCCTTCCGAGCGATCAATTTAGCGTATATAGTCCCCAGACCCGAAGCGACAAGGTAATCACCTATTTTACTTTGCTGTCTAAACTTCGTGGTGATATCCTATCCGTCGGACAAGACGACGACCCAAACGATATTGTCTCAGCGTTCTACAGCAGCGTAGGGGGAACTCAGACCCTCCACCTTGTAAAGGCGGATGGGTCAGAGATTACGGCATCCGTCCCAGAGCCAACCGTAGGAACGGTTACCTCTGTCGACCTAACAGCGAGCACAGGAATCAGCGTAAGCGGAGGACCTATCACCACTAGTGGAAGTATTACAGTAACCAACACCGCTCCCGATCAGGTGGTGGTGTTGACTGGTGCTGGGACAACCTCCATCAGCGGAACCTACCCAAGCTTTACCATCACAAGTAACGACCAGTATGTAGGGACCGTAACATCTGTTGGCCTTACGATGCCAGCGGCTTTCTCTGTTGCCAATAGCCCGGTGACTAACAGCGGAACCTTAGCGGTCACTGCAATTGGCTTAAGCTCTCAGTACATCAGGGGCGATGGTCAGCTAGCAAACTTCCCGACCCCTGGTGGCGGAGGCTCTAGCGTTAACTACTA